CTATCTATTCAATACTATGGAGTTATCGTCAATTACGATATTCAGTCCCTGCCAGTTAGCAAAGTCTCTTACCGACACCATAGACTTGCCATCCATAATAATAGGTGAACAAGGGATTGTCCCACCATCCCACAATGGGACTAAGTCAAACGTCAAGCGAGTCTTTACTTCTTCCCCATACAAAGCCTCAAGCATAGGACGAAGTGGCGCGTACGTCTTACCATTAGCATTCACAGCCTTGATGGTGTCAGAACCAATTACAACATCCCACCCATCAGCAACTTCATTAATCAGGTCAGCCCATCTAGCAAACACTATCCTGCTAGGGTTACGGAACTTGTACAGGTCAGGACGTTCAACAACCTCCGTACCATTACGGCTACCATCTAGGTTACTATTGCCCTCTATGGACGTAAACTTACCGTCCTTGAAGCCTGATACCAAGAATACATGAACAGCGTCTGTATCGTCCTTAGGAGCAAGCACAAAGCCTATGTCACCAACGTAAGGAGTCTTGTGAAGGATACCTAGACGCTTCGCCCTTGCGAGTAATACATCACAGCTTGCAGATGTGCCTAGTTGCCAGTCAAGTCCTGTAAGGAATTTCCATCGATTGTGTACAGCAGCACACAAGAATGATGCACACCAGAAGGAACCTAGAGGTACACCGCATGACTTATTCCATACATCAATATGGAATGAACGGTTGCTTCCTACTGGCTCCTCCTTTGTGCCAACCCATCCTCTGGCGATATTAATGAACTGCTGTACTGGTGTCATTTCAGTAACTCCTGCTCCATAGCCTCAATCTGCTCTGGTGTTGTTCTAGCACCAGGACTTGCCAACCATTCTTCTCTGTTAGCACCAAGGATGTAGTACTGCATTCCCGGTGGGTTACCGTATGTATCGTAATCATATTCACCCTTACCAGCAGGTGGGTTGTATCTAATACGACCACCTAGTGCAGATACAGCACCTATGAACCCAGCCTCAAAGAACTTATCGTCCTCTAGTCTGTCTTCAGCCATCTTATATGTTTCAAGATAAGACTGCATCCACAAGAACATAAGGTTCTTCGTTACGAACTTACTGAGTTTCATATCTGGTAGAGGAATACCAATCTCAGACATCGTAGGACGGGCTACACCTTCCCACCAAGATTGCAAGTCTGTATCAATGTAACCTACAGGCTTACCCATAAAGTCACGACCAGTAAATGCCTCCGTCATAATGCCGATTGCAGGTGAGTTGACGATACGACCAAGTGCAAAGGATGACATCATCTCAGTCATCTTCTTTACACCTTCCTTTGGTGAATCCTTAACAGAGACCTTTAATGCATTGAAGAACGAGTCAGTAAACTCAAGTGCCATCATGCTTCCACCCGGAGCCTTGAACACATAGTTGCCAACCTGAATCTTTGTAGCCATATTACCAACAGACGTTTGAACCTTGAACTGGTCAAACGGTCGCATATAACCAAAGAATGCTACAAGTGCATACCAGAAGGCTTGAGCCTTCGCTGCCATTCGGATATTAGCCCTGAGTACATATGGGTTCAAAGAGCGGTCAGTAGGAATACCATTCGCCTTCAACCACTTCTTACCAGGTGCTGACATCGCAACAACTTGACGAAGGATTGGGTCAGCAATAACGCGACTGGTAAGCCAACGTGGTGCAAACATTACACGCCGCATCAATCGACCAATAGCCTTGTCATATTCATTAGCAGTGAACTTGACATCACCATTCATAACATTCAAGATAGCAGCCATATCACTAGCCATTTCCTTGAATCCTTCAGAGGATGGGTCGTAACCAAGTTCAACGTAATGCTCACACGCCTGATAGAACTTGTTAAACTTTACGTAGTCCTTCATCATCGTCATAGCACGTTCAGATGCAGCCTTGAGAGGGACATGACGCTCACCAGTCAATAGACCTTGGATATCAGGGTCTACATCAAGTTCGTCAATATCCATCAAGTCAATCTCAGGAAGAGTTGCACTAGGGTCACGTTGCCTTAGTTGCTCAAGCTTCTCTTCTCGTTCCTTGCGCTTCTGTTCAAGGATGCGGTCATACTCAATAGTTGCAAGGTTGAGATTAGCCTCCTTAGCCAATTCATAGAATCGGTTGGAACGAATAACATCACCCATTTCGTGAACTTGCTTACGTCCATAGAACATACGGCGGTTCACAATATTAGTTCCGTTATCAAAGCCTATGTTAGGTGCAAGCGACTTTGGACCAAACATAAGTGACTTGAAGAACAAGTCAGGTGATTCAATCGGGTTAGCAAGCATCCAGTTCTGAACCAGTGGAGCTGACCAGTCACCTGCCATTGGGAACCGACCTAGTGCATTGATAACATCAAGAGTCCTAGTAACGGGGTTCTTATCAAGGAAGTTTAAGATACGGCTAACTGCTGACTCACTTGTAGCAATCGTCTCAGTTCCGTCTTCAGCGACTACTGTTACTGGGTTATCTTCACTAGCCTCATCAGGCTCACCAGTATCGCTGATAACAGCATCACTGATAGGACGCAGACTGTAAATAGGAGTGCCGCTACCAGCCGCATACTGAACCCGACCCATAGCATTATTGACTTCATTCTTCTTTAGGTCACCGTAAGGAGCAGTGCTATCCTTGTACAAAGATTGCACACGCTTATCAAGTGCAACAATACCCGTCTTTGAATCTTCAATAGGTGCAAGTGATGCTTTGTGTACATCTGTCCCTGTAAGTGTTTCGTACGAAGAACGACCAAGCGTTTCTGTATACAAAGCACGTAGAGCCTTAGCATCCTTAGTGATTGCAGAATGGGCAGCATAAGCCATCAAGTCAGAATACTCTCCAGCACTTACCATCTTTACAGCCTCTGAAAGGCTGTTATGAACAGCATCAAGGATGTCGATGTAACGGAGTGGTTTACCATCAACGTCCTTATGCTTACTGTTAGCCATCAAAGGATGACCCTTAGTAATAGGTTGAGGTGTCAGCAAGAACTTACTAGGTGTATCAGAACCAGTAGTACTTACACTCAGTCCTAGATAGGTAAACTGCCGGTCTAGTTCAGACATCAGGGAATCATAAGATGCTTTTGTCTCTGGATTAGTACTGTACGTGTTCTCTGGCAGACGATTATAATTGTCAACCATAGCAATCCTACGCTCAGGATTGTCAGGTACAGATGCAAAGTCTATATTCGGTAGGCTGATTGACCGACCAGATACAGAAGATATAGCGTCTTCAAGGACTGACTTTACTCTTTTGTCTGCAACAGGCTCACGTCCGGTTTCATAGATTTCCGGCTTGAGGAGGTGAAGTACATTTCTCGCTTCGTAGTAAGGAATGGCGTAGCCTTCCGCCGATTGGTTTCCGAAATGCCAGATTCTTTCAGCACCTTGGATAGCCTGAACCGGAATACGTCTTTTAGAGATTTCTCTGGCAATCTTGTCAACGGCTTGCTCGAAGGTATTGAGGGACTCTTCATATGGTTTTCCTACTTCTTCTACGTTATGTAACGTAACTGAACGGCTATCCAATCCCTTACGGATATACGGATAGATACGCTTCATTACCGCATACATATTGTCAGTGACTGGATTCTCAAACTCAAAAGTAACAGATGGGTTTACTGTATAACCACCCCTGTCGTTGTAACCAAGGTCTTCAGATGGTGTAGCAGGTGACACTAAGATAGCGTTCTGGATATTGTTGCGAGCAGCAAAGTCAATAGCCTTACCAATCGTATCAATACCTACAGGTGACAACCCAATAGTGCCATCTATGACGAGAACGTCATTCAGTTCCATCACTCGGATGTTGCTATTACCTAGACCAGAACGGTCAGCGTCAGCAATAACTCGTCGCCCAACGATAGGTGTGACGGATTCACGTGGCATACCACTACGGGTAGCAGACTCAGCGTAATCACCAGGGGTCTGTGAATCAGGGTTAGTGTCAGAGGACTGACCGTTTGCTAACGCTCTGTTGATTCTCGGCGTATCACCAACTTGCCGACTGGAGTACAGGACATTACCGCCGGTGTTGTCTGCGTCCACGTTGTAATTGAGCCGTTGATAATCGCCTTGAATCTCCAGTTGACTTGCATATGGCTCTGCGTCTTTGATTGCTTTTTGCAGGTCTTTGATTGAGCTGCGATACCAATCGTATGCGGACATTTTGGTTGACTTACCCTTGGTGAAGGTATCACTTGTCGTTCCATTTCCACTTCGCATTACTCCCACTACGTTCAACCAGTTTTGCAAACTCAGAGAATCAGACGGGTTGTCAGAGACATCAGACAATAGCCCGTACTTGTAAGCTTGATTGACTATTCCAAGCAATCTATTAGGCATCTCTGCCTTGAGGATTGTATCTGCGTTTGCTTTTTGCGTAGCATCTCCAGCTGCATCTAGTCGATACTTGAAATCTGTATCGTCAACAAATTCATCAACCTTACCTTGAAGTCCTTCATAGGTTGAGTCACTAAGTGCCTTAGTAACTTTGCTATAAGAATCAATGAGACCGACTACAGATACGCCTCTTTGACCAGACGAGCCAGACATAAACGTCAGCATCATCTTGCCAAACTCAGGAGTCTCACTAATAAAGTCAGACAAGGCAACAACGCTCTTAGGTGCTATATCTACAGTCTTCCCGTCAGCGGTCTTGACTGTTACGATAGGCTTCTCAAGCATCGTATCCCTGACAAGTCCTGGACCACCCGGATACTTCTTAGTAGGCTGGATAACACCACGAGAAAGCGTCCCATCATTATTACGGAACAGGATTGGTGCTTTATCCCATAGGGATACAGTCTGGTTGTTATATGGGACTACCCATTCAACCTTAGGCTTGTTATCTACTGGGATAGCAGTGCCATCAACCATACGACCGTAAGCCTTACGCATAAATCCCTGTATGGTGTCCCACACCTCGCCTAGACGCTTCTTAGTAGCCTTACTGCCTTGTACTCCAGTGAACGCTTCTTTCTCGCCTGTAAGGAAAGATAGTTTCATCCTAGCTGCAAACATCTCTTGCAGTTCGTATGAAGTTACATTTGTATTGGTTGACGTTGGCTCACGAAGCGTCTTGCCTAGTTTGGTAGCAACCTCTCGTGCCATATCAATAGGCATATTCTCAAGCAGTGCATGAGATAGTTCTTCAACAATAGTAGATGGGTCACTATTGTTCTTAGTCAAGAACACTACCTGTTGACCAATATTGGTATCGTTACCTCTAATGTTGACGTATGCACCTTCACCAACAAACAAGTCATTAAAGTCCTTGTTGATATCTGGAGCCTTAGACAAGACTGCGAATACAGGTATATTGGTTCGATATCGTTCACGCACCAACTTAGCCTGAACCTTGGCAACTACATCAGCCTTTTGTGATGGAGTCAGTGCTGTCCCTTCACCTGCCTTAGTGAAGAAGTTAATTGGGAGGTACTGGTATTTTCCTTCTTCATTCAAAGCAACAACTTTACGACTAGCCTCATCATTCAACATATCAATAATGCTGTTTAGACGTGGCATATCTACAGACTGATAAAGCCTTGCAACCCTATTCTGACGCTCTACTGCCTTGCGTTTAGCAAAGTCCATACCTTCTTCAATAGGCTTCTCAAAGATAGAGTATTCAGCTGCATCACCACTAGGAGACGCACTCTTGAATGCAGTAACACCTTGAGCCAACTGCTGTGCAAGTAGTAGGTCTCTATTTACGAATGCATGAATCCACTCATCGTAATACTGAGATATAGCCGTAGCGTACTTCTGAGCCTCAGCAGGATTAATACCTTGATTGGCATCAGTAATGACGTTGACTAACGTCTGTTGTAGTTCCCCAATATTACGTGCCTTACGGAACACATCATTAATGTTTCCAAGCCCTTCGATAGATGCTTGAATACGAACGAGTGATGGGTCATCAAGGATTTCCACATCTCCCGGTAATGTTGTATTGAGTTCACTTCCTTCTTCCTCAGGCGTAAAGATTGGCTCACTAATAAGGTCAGCAGTTTCAATGGCAGTTTCTTTTACTACTGGGTTAACTTTTGGTACTTCAACTGCTGGCGCAGTTACTTCAGGTGTAAAGGTAGTAGTAGGTCTAGTAGGCTCTTGTGCTTCAACTTTTTTAGGTTGCTCAACAACAGTAAATGGTTCAGGCAAACGACCTTCCTGTGGTGCGCCTAATATAATGTGTGGCTTAAACGTATTAGTAGTTTTTTCTCCATTTACAAAAACAGGGAACACCAAACCCGGCATTATAACTCTGCCAACTGTATTGTAAAAACGTCCATCAGGTGCAGGATTAATAGCAACCGCTCGAACCTTATTAGTGTCATTAACCGGGTCACCAACATTAAGGTCAAAAAGTTCAGCACCGGATTCTTTAAATAATTCCGTTATGGCATTTTTATATGCAACGGATTGGTCACCCCAAATACCTCTATCATCACTGCCTTTTCCAGATGCTTTAAATAAAGCTGCACCCCAATTTACAAACGGAGGCTTACCTTCAACCGGCACAGGTTCAAGTGCTTTTTTAACTTCATCATAAACTGTTTGTTCAGCAAGGTTTAATCCTAGAGGTGTCTCAACCTTAGACTCTACAGGCTTAACTTCCTTCGCTTTAGCCTCAGGTAACTTTAACGCTTCAAGCCTATCAATAGACTTTGATATAGCACCAATCCTTGATTGCTCACCAAGGTGCGTATCAAGTGATGGCTTGACACTATTAAAGCTAGACTTTATAGATGCTATTGCAGAATCAATATTCTTGATAGACGTTTCTGCAAGTGCTATTGATTCAGGAGTTGCTTTGCCTGATTCAATTTCGTTTGCCAGAGTGTCAATAACCTTTGTCTTTGCAATTGAAACTTTAGATAATGTTTCAACGAAATCCTTAGACAGAGTGTCAACTGTGGACTCAACAGCACGTCTAGAATCATCAACCCTAGCCTGATTGTATGGGTCAGTATTACGCTTATTACCAAGGTCATCAACCTTGAATGTTACTAACTTCTTCTTTAAATCTTTAACGCCAGCATCAATCCTGTTCAATCCACCACGTATTGGATGAGCCAACTCACCAGCTTGAGCAGGTCGCTCAACCGTAGGTGTAGGTTCAGCCTGTTGTTTTGGTTGTACTACAACCTCTGGCTTTGACTCAATAGGTGTTGTAACAGGAGCCTCCTTAGAATAAGTGCCAGAAGGTCTTGTTGTACGCTTACTTACTATATTAAAAGGCTCTACTACTGGTGTATTTGTAGATGGACCAAACAAAATCTGACCACTAGATGCCTGATAAATAGCAACTCCGTTTTGGTCGTGAATCTTACGTACAGCAATAAAGGTTTCTGTATCTTTACCACCTACACGCATAACACCAAGGTCAAATACTTCAGGGAATACTACAGAAGAATCTTCATATCCAATTGCATCACCGTTTGTTTTAGGGTGAACAAATATATTATCTTTGAGTTGCGTAGTACCTGATTCACCTAGAATCGGGTCAAGTTCAGGGAATAGTGATGAATTGAATGGAACAGTACGAATTACTGAACCACTTCCTTCAAAGTCAACCTTTACAAGTAGGTCACCAGTTTTGTTGGTTCCTATGATTTCACCTGATTCACCTTCACCAATATTTATCTTCCTTCCTTGAAGTTTAGATATAGCGTCAGTTAATGCATCAAGGTCGTTATACTTTAAGTCAACAGCAATCTGTGATGCACCATCATTAGCTGCTTGAACATCTTTTGCACGTTGTGATACAACCTCAGGCTCTTCCTTAGTTATAGGTTTAGGTTTTTCCTCAACCTTAGGTTCCGGTTTCTTTGCTTCAGGTTTAGGTTTTTCCTCAACCTTAGGTGCTTCAGCCTTTGGCTCAACCTTCTTTGCAGGTTCTACCTTAGGCTCTGCTTTCTTTACTGGTTCAGCCTTAGCGACAGGTTCAGCCTTAGGTGTAGGTGTTACAGTCTCAGCCTTTTTAGCCTCTGCCTTTGTAACAGGTGAAACATCACCATATGCTCGTGCAATAGCTGATTCCTGGACAATATAAGCAGGTGAGGATGGGTTAGTAGCACTAACTGCAACTGGTCCAAATTTAGAGTTACCAACAACAACAGCCGTATCAACTTCTCCGGATGGAGTCACGTGGTCTATAAGTGAACCAACTTCATACTGATTGACAGCAGGGCTAATAGTCTTATCAAAACCTTTATTGTTTTCTTTGCGAGCCACAGCCAACCTATCTTTGACTGTTCCATCAGGTAGCCCTTCAGAAATAAGTTGATTGCGATAGTTACGGATATTGGTTTTACGTGTGTCTACATCAGACATCTGGTCTGGTGTAAGAAGGATAGGATTAAACTCTCCCTTTACAGTTGTTCTATCAGTGTCCTTGAATAACGGGTTATGCTTTGTTCTGTCAACCCTATAACCTGACATATCAAGGTTCATAGCAGTGGTATCAAGAACTTCTCTTGCTACCTGACCTGCCTTTACACCTTCTTTGATTCCTTCACGAGTGATTCCTTGAATAGTGTCGTTAGGAACGACCATCATATCGAAACCACTTACAGGTGATGGGACTTGAACAACTGAGTAATTGTTATCAACAGCCTTGACTATCCGTCCGTAGAAAGGAGTACCAGAAATATTAATCTCTCTGTCAAAGTCATCAAATGATGGACCTTCACCTTCAGACGTTGGAATATAACTGGATGCCTGACTTAGTTCAGAGTCGTAACCTTTACGCTGATATCCAGTCTTATCGCTTGGTAGAAGATTGCCAGCCTTAAATGCTTTACTAGCAATGCGCTTATTGTCACCAATCAACAAGTCAGGGCTGATAAGGTCAACGCTTGATTCACCAGTCTTTTTGTCTGTAACCTTGACCATAGCAAGACCATCAGCAGTCAAGCCAAGGAACAACTGGCTCTCGCCACCCTTTGATGGAACCCTGCCAAACATAGTCCCAACACGCCCGTAGGTTCCAGAAACGATATCACTAACCTTTGGAGCAATACTTGCTACAGCATCTAGTACGTTAGTTCCAATCGCAGGATTTGTAACAGGAGTCCTATCACTATCAACTGGCGGTGCTGGCTGAATAGTTGTAGTCATTGTTTCAGGGTCAACGACAGCAACATTACCTCCACCAATAGGGACTACATTAGATGCAAGTGTTGGTGCTGGTGTAGACGTACCAGATACCCTACCCTTAGGCACAACAGGTGTTGTAGGCACTCCTTCAGGCGTAATAGAAGGAGCAGATGGAGTCAAACCCTCGTAGGCAAATGGAGTAGTTGTTCCATACCTAGCATCTAACCCACGTACAATCGACTTACCAATTCTTTGACCCGGTGCATTAAGAATATCTCCAAGGCGATGTCTACCTTCAAACATTGAACCAAGAGCAGTCATACCTAAAATCTTCCACAATGGGTCACGCTCTGATTCAGGCTTCTCAGCATTACCCTTTAATGCAAGATAAAGGTCAGCAGAACCTTCAACGCCTCTCTCAGTAATGTCAGAAAGGAACTCTTGTCCAGCAGGGGATGCAGAGAATCCACGACCAAACGTAGCAGCCGTACCTACCCCTGGAATCTTTTCTAATGTCTGCCCTATAGAACGACTAGCCTTAGCTAATGGCGTAGCAGCAAATCTACCAGCAAGACCTTCAGTAGGTATAGATGCAGCCGTAAGTGCTTGTCTACCAGCAGTACCTAGTTTAGTAGCCTGATAACCTGACTTTAATCCACCTACAAATCCCTTAGGAAGGGTAGGAGTACCCATCAAAAGGTTGGGTGCGAACTCACCTGCAAAAGCAGCACTAGGAGCAAGTTCAGTACGCTCACCCATAAACTCTGCTCTAGCTTGACTTAATGGACTACGTTGAATATCAAACCCAAAACCGTTTTTAGATGGTTTATAAGAAGAGCCTAATGCAAACTCAGTAAGGAAGTTTTGTGCTTGTCCAGTAGCGGCAGCGGCAGCAAGACCAGTTGCAGTACCAACAATAGCACCACCAATAGGTGTAGTTACGGCAGATGCAGGAATAGCAGTAGAACTACCAACAGTAAGCGCAGCAATAGATGCAGGAATAGCTTCAACAAACTTTGTGCCAGCAATCTCAGCTACATCCATACCAGTCTTAAATGGCTGAGATACATCAATCGTCGCCTTAGGATAGTAAGCCTTTGCAAGTGCAGTATCCATAGCCTCTGACGCTTCTGGATTAAATACTCCGACACCTCTTGAGACAGCAGATGCAATAGGTACGGTAACTGCTTTAAATGCACCTACTGGTATAGACGTAATTGCACCAGCAGTAAGCCCACCTATAGTGCCTGGCTGATAAAACTTCGTCTCGCCCTTGGTGCGTTCAAGTTCAGTAGCTGCTTTCTGTGCCGTAGGGATAACCTCTTCTTGAAACTTCTTACGTGCTGTGCCAAGAGGTGATTGTGTATCTAATGTATAGCCAGTGAATAGTGGACCATCTGCGGGACCACCTTCCATCTGACCACCAGTCCTACGCAGTAAGTCAAATGGCGTAACAGGTGTAACCCTTTTTTCTTGAACAATCTGACCGTTACGCATAACTGGAACGGTAGTCTCTTTAGAGATAGGTTGCCCTTGAGGGTCTAATACGTTTACTTTGCGTAATGCAGCATCTCGCTGTTGAGCAAGGTTCTGATACTTAACTACCTCGTCTTTAGTGAGGAAGTTATTCTTCAACCCATAAGACAGAGATTCGCTATATATACGACGAAGTGAACTATCAATAAATGTTCTGTCATCCAGTGACAAGTCATTAAGAACTCGACGAAATCTCTGCTTTGGGTTTTCAGCCATTACTTTTTGCCACCTGACATTATCTTCACGAGTGCGTTAGCTTTATTTGAAACTTGACCCGGTTGTTGACCTACATGAAAACCATTTGGTCCAATCGGGATAACACTACCATCACTCAATCTAAATACGGCACTTCCTGCTGTTGTGCCACCTCCCGGCGCAGGTGCTGGACCCGGTGCTGGATAAGGAGACGGCGGATATGGATATGGATAAGGTGCTGGTGCTCCACCACCCGGCATAACTATAACAGGTGCTTGTTGCTGTTGTGGGTAACCTTGATACCCATAACTTTGCATCGGAGATGTGCTACCAAACATAGACATATCAATATCAACATCACCTAGCCCAATACTGTCCATAGATTGCCTAAAACTATTGTAATCAATACCACCAGAAGCAGCCCTACGTAAAGTTGCAACTTCACCTTCAAGGAAATTAATAGCCTCTTGAGCAGCTCGTCGTTCGTTAGGTTTACCTTCAGTTGTAGCCTTTGCTAATGTTTCTTTAGCATTAAGTAATGATGCCTCAGCACGTTCAACATTAGCTGCTGCAGTAGCCTGAATCTTGCGATTGAAGTCAGCCATCCTAAATGATGTATTGATACCTAACTTACGCTTTGCATCTTCTCTTGCTAACTCAGCTAGGTCCCTACGAAGAGCAAGCCCAGCGTAACGAATACCAAGACTCTCCTTAGCAATTTTTGCCCTTAGTTGGTCGTTACTAATCTTAGCGAAAACCTGTTGCGTTTTGAGTTTCATCTCCTCAGGGCGCATTTTTATCTTGGAATCAATATCTTTAATAGCCGCCTCAGTACGGTCAATATCAGCGTATATCTTCTTGACCTTAGCACCCTCAATACCTGAAGGCATATATTCAGCAGTAATATCTTTAGCAGGTGTGACGTAAGACTTCATCAACTTACCGTCTTGCTCAGTAAGTCGTACAGTCTGACCAGTCTGTGGGTCTACAAAAGTACTACCTGCACCAAGACCTTTAGCACGTAATGCTTCAGGTTCCATAACAGCAGTAAGTGGAGACGCTGTTTCAGTACCCTTACCTACAACGGACTTGTATCCAGGGAGGAACTTGTCAATAATCTGTTGTGAAGCACCGATTGCAGATAGTGCATCACGTCCACGTTGCACCAAAAATCCTTTAGACTCAGCATCAGGGGTAAGTTCAGCCTCTTTACGATATCCCTCTGCCATTTTAATCAACTGAGAAATATCCATAGATGGCTTCGGCAACATACCTGACTGAATTGATGAAGGCTTCATCAACTTAGTGACATCACCAAATCTAGTTGACAACTCCTGAGACATCTCAGGGTCAGCCGTCATAGACTTTAGGTATGCTTCGTTCTCAGTACGTCTGCGGTTACGTGAAGCAAGGATAGCCTGTCGGCTACCTTCATCCATACCGGGTTGCATTAAAGACTTTAGAGTTGCATCCTCATCAGCAGCATCTAGTTCAGCAACACGTCTAGCCTCTTTGAACTTAGTGTCAAGTTCCATACCACGTTGCTTACGCTCTGTAAGTTTGAACTGTTCGCCAGCTAACTTGAACTGCTCTTCAGCACGTTTAGCAGCACGTTGCTGTTCAACAAATTGATTACCCTGCTGGAAGCCTTGTAGTAAACCTGTTAGATTAATAGCCATAGTTTTTATCCATAGAATGAACGAGCAAGCGTTGTGCCGCCAAGATTCCCAGTTTCACCTTGACGCAGAATAGCATTCTCACTCATAGGTTGACCAATATATTCAGGGTTATTGCGAGCATACATCTTCATATATCTACCAGTACGTGGGTCAAGATATGCAACCAACGCAAGCCCATTGCCAAGGTCTTTACTAATACGCTTAGATGGAGACTTTTCTATCTCTTGCATAGTTGCAATATCAGTTACTTGAGTAAGTCCTCCACCTAATGCTTGAGGTTGTGCTGAACCAAATGCGCCGCGAAGTACTGCTGGCACATTAAAGGCATTACCAAAAGCATCACCTAAAGGGGTTGCACCTTCTCCTATTGAACGCTCAAGAGCAGCTAAATCTCTTGCATCCTGGAAAATGTTTCCACTACGACCAACTATTGGAGCATTACTTAATAATGCATCATATTGTGCTTTTTCATCAGCCAAAATCTCTGCTGCAATTTGGTCAGATGAAGGCGTGTCAGTTGGCATAACGTCAGTCGCACCAGTCTTCTGACCCCTACGCTTTATCCTGTCTAACTCAGGTGAAAGCAAAGCAAGTACGCTACCAATATTCTCCATCTCTTGTTGACGGTTAGCCCTAGCAATAGCCTCTTCCTGCATACGTTGTTGACGCTCAAGGTTAGCTTGATTCAACGCCATTTGAGATGCTTGCAAGTTTATACCTTGACCAGCCTGTAGTTCAGCCGCCGCTTGTGCGTCTCGATTAGCAAGAATATTGAATGCCGCTTGCAACATCTCAGGACGTTGCTGTAACTGCTGTTGAGTAATGGCATTATTCAACGCAGCAGAACGCTCATTCTGAGCAGCTAGGTTAGCCTGTTCTACACCAGCCTGAATACCACCACCTACACCACGTGCAGCCAAGTTCTGCGCCATAGCAGATTCAGATGCAGCACCAATCTGTCTATTACGGGCTTCACCAGCACCATAGATAGGAGCCAATTGGCGGCTGGATAAACCCTGTTGCAACATATCAAGAAGGTCACTTTGTACCTTCTCATACTGAGGACGAATCTGTTGACGTTGCTCCATAGCATCACGCATCTGTTGTGACGCTAGGTTGCGCTGACTTTCAATAGCATTAGCATTAATTGCTTGAGCAGCTAGTTTAGATTCATCATAAACAGGTTTACGTGGATTCATCATCCTATTGAAATTGATGCCACCTGTAATATCGTTGAAAGTTTTGATTGCACCATAAGCAGGCACAGCAGTACGTAAGTATGTATCAGCACCACTAGCCAAAGCACCACCAACATCTCCCTTGAGTGCCTTCTGCCCAGCGTCCATATAACCCATAGTGTTTGAGAATCCACTAAGGTTATTGACATCCTGCGCCCACTTAGGGTTTTGCTTTGACATTCGACCAAACCAAGCGAATGGATTTGCTGAATTACTTGCCATTAATTTGTACCATCATTCGCTTCTTTAGTAATGCGAATCCTTCGTTCAATCTCTTCCTGCATTATACATATAAGGCGCATTAGGTCATCTACTGATAACTCTTTGACCACATCTTCAAACTCTTCATACATACATCTATACCTAAGAGAAACTTAGTACTTGCCATCCAGGGCTAGTTCCACTAACACCATCCGTACAAGCAATAAACGAACAACAAGTATGAGTATTCTTTAATACAGTAAAGTGAGCAGGTCTCCACAACGTATCACCCGTCTGCACTGCAATACTAACTTCATTAGAACCACTGTCAACTTTAGCTAACCAAACAATACGACCTATACAAGAGTTAGCCGGTGGCAACGTAACTGCAATATTGTTACTCGTACAATCACACCTTAAAACATAAGGTGCGTTGTCTAAAGTAATCGTCGCATCCGTAGTTGTAGTAATTGTTATCTCAGCAGCAACAGCCTTAGGTCTTTCGTTGTATTTACTGAAGTCACCTTCAATAACAACGACACTAGAACCCGGCAATATCTGTACAGCAGGTACACCTTGGTCACCCGGAGGTGTAACTGGAGCAGGTGTTGGAATACTCATTATCTATGCCTCTGGATTCCACTCTCAACCATATGGATGTGAACTGCATATAACCTAAATGGATAATCTAATTCAGTGCCAGACAACCCAATCTGGAAATTGACACCAATAACATCCCTGTTTAATCCTCTTATAGCCCTAGATGAGTTACCCGTAATAGTGTAATCACCAGTTGTCTGTATACCAACTTCATTCTGAACAACCCAACTAACCGTTGAACCACCAGTCGTATCACCAATAGCGTGTAAGTCTATCTGGCTAGGACGATTCTTAGAGTAATACGAAACACCATCGGAGTATGCTTGACCAAAAGCCCTAGTAAATACTTCCCAATCAATCTCACCTAGCAAACAGAACTCAGGGACTGTTCCACCAGTAAACGCATATGCGGGACCACCAACAGCGGTACTCAGTTGCACACTGTTATTCGTAACCGCCTTCACATACATCGTTGCGTCTACAGCAAGACCGCCACCAGCCTTTACAATAGTGACTGGGTCGTTGACCACAAGTCCCGTAGTGTTTGTAGTACCAGAGAATGACAGAGTGCTGGTTCCTGAACCACTTGTTGGCTTATACCTATACAGGCTGTCGTAGAACTTATTCAGTATGTATATCTGACCATCATATCCACCAACATAAAGGATACTACTATCATTTGTTGTATCTATAGACACACCACCAGTCATTACAGATGGCGCACTAAACGAAACCCATCCTGAATAACGTGTATCCCACACATATGCCTGAACATTCTTACGGTAGTCATCGGTATCAGTTTTATACGCTCTAGGTGCAAACAAGAATAACTTCTTGTCATGCATCGTCATAAATGACTTAGCGTACTGTTCAGCAGTAATGAAGTTATTGCTATCAATCTGAACTCTATAACTACTAATGGACATCAACCCATCTAAGGCTACAGACTTAGGAACAACTTGAGTGCCAGCAAATTGGACAACACCATTCGTATTCAAATACCAAGGTTGACCAAGTACATTAGCCAAACCTCTAGGCGCAAGTAAACCAATACCAGGTTCACGCAAGAATGCCTGTACCGAATAGTTACTAGGGTCAAAACCTGTAACAGGATAAACGGTATTCTCTCGGAAGACGAGGAGTACAGCTGTCGTACTGTTGTTACGTGACATCATATCGCCGTGGTACGACAACATATTCACGATGTACTCTTTGTCATCTTTCGAGGAGACATCAAACGAAGCACCCTTTATAGCAACTTTAGGGTCAGTCAATAACGGTACATGAGTAGTATTGATTGTGTATTCGTTGTCTGCATCAAACTGCCACGATGTCCACAACGTATTATTTTTAGATACCCATAACCGATTCTGGTGAACAGAGATAGCAGTAGCACCAGTCGGGAAGTTATCCTGACCAGACTCATACACATCGCCCTGAGAACCCTTTGGACCATCATCTAGGACAGCAGATTCAGCGACATTATCAATAAGCGTAATGCCACCAGTCGTACTAAGTAAAGTTAGGTTTGAACCGTTTATACTATTGTCACTTAATTTCAAAGAGCCAATACACCGATACAACCCATCAGTAAATGCAGTACTAGACCTATAAATAATCAGGTGTGTATAACCAGTACCAGTAAGTGTTTCGTTACCGGGGTTCAGCATAATCTGATTAGCACTAAGTGCTTCACTAGCAGTTATCTGTTCACTAGCACCAGACAACTCACTTTCAAATCCCTTTGTATAAACAGTTGATGCGCCTGTTCCAGTACCGGGTACATAAGGTGCAGACGAACCATCTTCTGGATACCATCTTGAAAATCTATAGGTATATTTGATATCAGCAGACAAGTTGCCATTTACAACTATGTCTCCGATATACATAAAGTCTTCACCATCAACTAAGTCTTGAATGTCAGTCTCACAACGGAGGTACATCTGACGTACAGCACTAATACGGGAGTCAGTAAAACCTCTTACACTCCACGTCATATAGCCATTCTTCTCATCAATAGTGCCGTAACCACCCCACTCGATGGCAGCACCACTCTGCTGTAAACCTATTCTAAGATTAGGTGCAATAGCCCGAATCTTCTCAGGTAATTGCATACGCATACTAACGCTGTCGTACTTACTCCAGTCTTTTGCGGTGGCAAAAGAAAACTTGACAGCACAACCTTTGAGGAGTCCTGCGTACCCAGCAACATTAGTATTGTTTTGGTAAACCTTTACCTTGACTAATCCAGTAATAGGGTCAGCAGCATCAGTACTATCAGTATTGAGTCGTGGGCTTACAGCGTGTAGGTTTACGTTGGTTACATAGACACCTTTCTGACTACCATCCTTTGCGTTGATATTCTGTATCAATATCTGGAATGATGTAATCTGGTCTCTAAATGGACGGAAGTCACATAATAGATTAGCCTTTATCCAGTCAGTACCAGACCTAGCAATAGGTGGCGCAACAATAGCAGATGCATATGCACCCTGAATAGCAACGCCATTCTTATAAGCTTGTAGAGATACCTTTATGGATTGACCTGTGACACTATTCTGAGTGTCTACGTTAATCGCCCATAAACTGACTAAGTATAAACCTGCACCTTGAACAGTATGGTAACTATTACTGCCAGTAGCGGTAAACGTGTAAGCAGCACCACCCTGAGACACAATAGATACCGTAAAAGTATTAGCCGTTGGTACAGTCAACACCCACGCTGGAGTATTAGCAGGAATACCTGTAGTACCCATAAAGATTATCTTCTGACCAACTTTGAGGTTATGACTTGTACTTGTTACTGTAGTCGTAGACGCAACAGTACAACTGATAGCAGTCGTACTATCATTTTGGTTAGTAAAGTTTAACTGCTCATCTGGTACGTTGATGTACTGCAACGTATGTGTACCACTTCCAGCACTACCAGCAGTAATGGCAGTACCACCTACAGAAGCAGATACTTGTATGATTGATGCTGTCGGAGTCCCTACAACAAAGTATGTCGTATTGATAGCAAAGTTAGTAGGTAATGCACCCGCTGTAGAAAACTGTACTGGTGTACCGACAGCAGGTATAGGGTTAAACGTACCACCTATGTCAGCACTACCATTAGTGAATGTGACCGCTGTACTCGTATATGGAATATTCTGGTAGATGCCATCATCAGTACCAGCAATCTCAATCATACGAGTTGCACCCTGACCTAGAGGAGACACAATCTCAGCGGTTACACCAGATGGGAAGTTACCAGCAGCAACAGTAAGTGGAATAGCCTTACGTTGTGGGTCGCCTGAATACTTCAACCAAGCAGCTGCTGACGTTGGCATAGCACCCGTACTACCAGCAGTAAAGTTCCAGTCAGAGATAAGTGTAGTAATCCCACCTGTCCTAAGGATTGGACCAACAGCACTATCAATAAACGTATGCTTGTTAGTAGAAGGCACACCATACTCAACAAACGCATATGCCCTAGCAGACGGCTTCAGATTAGGGAATCCACTAATAGTAGGAATAATCTCGATGGTTGAGCCATCCGTACGGAACAAGCCAATAGGTGATTCAGTCCCGTCTGACTTACGCCCTGGAACACCATACACATACTTGCCATAAGCAACCATACGAACATTAGGGCTATACAAAGTATCGAAAGCACTACTACTAGTAAGGTTCGTATATGTATTGGTAGTCGTATTGAATAGGCGAACATCACCAGCAGATGTATATACAAAGTTACTTGTAACACCAGCAGAGTTCTTAATAGGAACCATCTCGTAAACGCCGTTAGCGTCACTGCCAGCACCATTCAACTCAGTTGGCTGTAGTAGCCCCTGCCAGCCATTACGTAGCACAAGGGAACCACCATCAAGTTGCATATTACTGATGGTCTCAGCATAGCCAGTATCAAGCTTGTTAGGGTCGTTGTACGTGTCAATACCACGCCATATTTTGTCACCAACGACAAATGGCTGGGCTGAATCAGTAACCATACGTGTTGTATCTGCCATCAATCACACCCTCTGCGCTTCCAGCTATTTGTTTTTGTACCATCATGCTTAGTGCCTGATATGCCATTAGCATAACGCAACATTAATGGACCAAGTGGGAATTGAAAACCTATAGAACCATACGTATGGAAACCATTATCACCACGCCGTATCCACGTCTGTTCAGTTGTAGCCGGTACAAATACGCTACCAGCAGCCAACCTGAATATAGGTATGAATACACCACTACGGAATGAACCAGCAGGTAAATCATCTACTGGGTCAAACACATATTCAGGGCATTCACAAACAGTGTAACCTATATCTAGGTCAACACTTGCACTTGCTGACAACGAGATGCTTGCATCAACGACTCCACCAACAATAGGGTCAGTAGTAACGCCAGCCTGACCATTCAACGCTAATGCAAAATTAATTACTGGTGTACTTGTTACACCAACATTACCACTCAAAGTCAGCGACTGAACAAACCTAACTTGAGTCGTAGTGGTCGTCGTAGTACTAAGCGATATCGTCCTTATTTGTACAGGAGTCTCTGAAACAGATGATTGACCAGATAAAGAGACAACCTGAAATACAGGAAGGATAACTGTTGTCTGACCAGATAAAGACAGGCTTGGAGGTACGACAGAAGGAGGGTCAATCGTAATAACCGCACCGCCACCTCCACCTTGACCGAAGTCAGTAATAACAACTGGTGGAACAGCGGCAGGTGGTAGACCACCCTCTTCTTGTGTAGGCATCTACTAATCCATAGATATCGTAATGCCACCAATATTGAACTGGAGGGATTGACCTGAAGTTACAGTGACAGCACTATCAAAATTACCATAAAGCAAACAAGTACCAGATGAAGCAGCAGTATAAAAGCCCACACCATAAACAGTAGTACTACCCCAACCTGAGTTAGTAAATGTAATAGCACCTGTATTAGTGACAGAACTTCCACCTGATGAACTCCCGAATGCAATAGCCTGACGGGAACTGCCACTCATCTCAGTCTGAGACGAGTCTGAACCAGCTGCACTCAAGATGCCAACATAGGTAACCTGACCAGCTGTATAGGATGTTCCATTCAATATAAGATTCAATAACGCACTCTCAAGAGTGTTCGTCATAGCAGTAGTAGTAGGCATCTCTTATTCCTTAATTAGGGTCTATTCCACTTACGTTGGATGATACCGCAGTAGTCGTGACTGTGGCAGTCCACGCATCTGTAGAGTCATCTTCCTTCTTTACAACCATCTGAGAACTACCTACGTTGACTTTATTACGCAACGCACGTAGAGCAGAACGTACAGTACGCTCCTCAGCAGTACCAGCATTCAAACCACTACCAAGGTCTCTTGCAAGCATCTCATCTGCAAGTGCATTCGTCTGTAGCTTCTCACCAAACGAACCTGACGTTGTATGACCAGTACGTTGCTCATCCCATACCGCATCAATAATGTTGTCAGGGTTAGCGACTGTACCTACTGAGCCAGATAAATTACCAGTAATGTTTCCAGCAACACCACCAACTGTTCCGACTACGTTACCTGTTACGTTGCCCGCAACGCTTCCTACGGAACCTGTAGTGTTAAAGGTCTGGGAAGTAGCGAGTGAGTATCCAGTTTTATCTTGGATGAACGCACCAATAGAACCAATATTATTGTGTGTTGATGCGACTGCATCAAGAACAGCTTGTGCTGTTTGTGCAGCGGTTAGACCACCAGAACTGAGCTTGATAGTCATTACTGCGCCATTAGTACCTGACGCACCTCTGACAACGACTGTTACGTCATCTGCACCCGCTGCTACTGCTGCATCTGGTAGGTCAAGTCGATATACGCCAGGCATCGTACTAGCGTTGACTTCAGCAAAACCACCTGCTGTCCACGCTTGTGCAATAGTGCGAGCAACTAAAGGTATCTGTACGTCTGCGGTACGTGTACGGTTGTAATAAGCGGATAAGCCAGATGTGGAGGCTGTTAGACCTGTAGCACCGAGATAGAGTTCGATGCTTTGTGAAGTTGAGCCGGGAGCGATTGTGATGGTGGATGCGTTGCGCTCGGTTGGCTGATACGGAGGCATATCGCTTTCAGTCTTAGACTCAATCGCACCAATCGTCGGCGTACTCGTCCAAGTATTACCGTACAGGTCAACAGTAGGCGCACCTGTTGCGGTACCTGCACCAATGAGTGGAGAGCCTGTAGCAGGAGCAAACCAAGGAAGCATACTGTAGCCTTGAACTCTGCTTGCGCCAAAATCAAACATTGGAGCAACTGTTGTGTTTGTTGTTGGGCTGATATTTGTATATGTTGTTGCTGCTAAAATAACATTATTAGTTTGGCTAATTGTTATCGATGAACCAGATGTAACACCAATACCTGATCCCGCACTAATGTAATTGTTTCTAAGAATAGTTGATGTTCCTGAAACTTGTGCAATATTTGTAAAAGTTATACCGTTTGTATTTGTGAATACAAAATTGTTGTATATTTTTACACCTGTTATTTGATTAGCAGAAGCTCCTTCAAAAACAACAGTTGGACCAAACGTAGCAATATTAGAAAATATAAAACTGTCACGTAGCGTAACATCCCAATCATATGTTGCTGTTTGTGACGTTGAATAAAACCAGACAGGGAATCCAGCATAAACTGCACATCTGTCAATTAATATAGTTTTCTTACCACTTGTACAATAACAGGCTATCCCTACGGATCTGATAGTTGCCAATCCTTGAACAACACATCGGTTTATTGAAATGTTTCCACCACTGACAAACATAACGGCGCAACCTGCGGTGTTTACAGCTAGACTTCCAGTTGGTGCACCATCAATACATAAGTCTTGTATATCTATATAATCTCCTGTGATAGATATTGCTTGACTACCAGACGGTATAGCTGTGTCTGTAATATAATTAGTCAGACGTACACGTCCAGCAGATCCACCTGTCCAAGCTCTTGTAAATGTTGGGTCACCATAAATCTTGATTGTGTTTCCAGCACTGCCAGTCAATGTTGTGGATGTAACAACTTCTCGATAAGTACCGGGAGCAATCCAGACGGTATCACCAGCGACTAATCCCGGATTAGTACCAGATGCAGCACCTAATGCAAACTGAACAGTCAGCCAAGGTGTGCTAGGACTAGTGCCGTTATTAGCGTTGCTACCGTAAGGAGCGACATAGTATGTAGGCATTATTCAGCTGTCCCCGCTACAATTTCTTGAGCCATTACAATTGAGAATTGGCTACTATATGCTTGTTGAAATTCAGCATCTTGCGTAACCCACCAACCGAATACACTCGTACCATTCTCACCAAACGTGCCGATAATGTTGCCGTCATCATCAGTAATGTCACCAAAGACAATCCAATCACCGGGCGTATTTGGATTAGGCTCTAGCCGGTAGTTCTGGAGGTTCATTTGCCCACCTTCAATGCACTTGCTTCAACACCCTTGAACGGCATAGTAAGGAACGCTAGTACACTAGACTTATACATATTCATCTAATACCTCTACGTAGGGTCAACGCCAGTAATCGTCTTACTGCTATCACTACTACTTACTGTAGCAGACCACGCAGTAGTCGTATCGTCTTCTTTGTAAACAGTCATCTCATTATTGATGACTGTAGTCTTATTACGCAAACCTCTTAGAGCAGACCTTACAGTCCGCTCATTTACTGTTCCTGCACCTGAACCACTTCCTACATCTCTAGATAGGAGTTCATCTGCCAGTACATTATCCTGCAACTTAGCACCAAACGTGCCAGCAGTTGTGTGACTTGACTGAGGCTCATCCCATACGGCTTGTGGTATAGCTTGAACTATAGATTCAGTAGAACCTACAACTGAGCGCGTTTCGTTTAGTACACCACCAAACTCTGTAGCCGTTATATATGGCGATGGGTCAGCACCCCACACAGCAGATGCAGTCTGCGCTGATGTCAAGCCACCAGACGACAACTTCACCGTCATTACCGCACCGTTAGTACCAGAAGCACCTCTGACCACTATCGTGACATCGTCAGCACCAGCCGCCAAAGCTGCATCAGGCAGGTCGAGTCTATAGACCCCCGGCATATTGGTTGCGTCTACCTCGGCAAAGCCACCAGATGTCCACGCCTGTGCGATTGTACGGGCTACCAGAGGGATAGATACAGAAGCAGTGCGTGTGCGGTTGTAGCGGGCTGTGAGACCGCTTGTGGAGGCTGTTAGACCTGTAGCACCGAGATACAGCTCGATGGATTGTGATGTACTTCCGGGAGCAATTGTAATCGTAGAGGCGTTGCGCTCGGTTGGGTTGTATTGACCGACCGACGATGCAATCTTGAATGTTGCTGCTCCAACATCTGGATTTGTACTTGTCCACGCATCACCAAAGATATCAACGGTTGGCGCACCAGATAGTGTTCCGGTGTTTTGAGCTATTGAGCCGTTATAGGATGCAAAGAAATCAAGCGCATATAAACCCGTTATACGGCTGTAATCGATGTCTACTGCGAAGACTCCAGACTGTGAGTTTGAACCTGTTGCTGGTCCACTACGATCTGTTGCACAACTGAAACGATTATAATCTTCGGTTACAGTATTTGCAGATGCACCTAACCCAGTGCCAGCAAATGCACAAATAGCATTATTGTAATAAGTTGTTTTATTAGTTGTATTCGATGACCGCAAATATAAGCAGTCTCCATAAGTTACAAAGACATTGTTGTAAAAAGTAACACCATTGCCTACACCAGGACCTTCTGACGGATTTGTAATGATTATGCAATTACTGTTGTAAGTAAAAATAGAATCTTTGACATTTATTGCCAAATCAAAACTTGTCCCTGTCGCTGGACTCTGTATATTTAGTCCGGCATATCCACCAAAAATAATACATTTGTCGAACGTTGCAGATATAGCAGTAGTAGTGGTTGTTGTTGCAAATACGCAACTTGAACTATTACCTCTGCGATACAGACTGAATACGCATTTCTCAACAGTGTAGTTTTTAGCGTTTAGGAAATGCGCTATACCCTGTCCAGCTGATGTCTGATATCCCTCAATATGCAAATTGCGTAGAGTGAAGTACGTTTTATTATCGCAAGTCAAAGTTTGACTTGATGTCGGTGTACCGGTGTTGTCTGTGGCAAATGTCGTTATTCTGACACGACCAGCAGTGACACCTGTAAACTGTGCGGCTGTAGGGTCACCAGCAACCACTAATGTATTAGATACACTCGGCGTAATCGACATCGTGACTGTTCCACGATATGTGCCGGGAGCAATATAGATGGTGTTTGTTGCGTCTGGTAAAGCAGCATTTGCAAGGGCATACGCAACCGTTGCCCACGCTTGACCAGTGCCTGACCCTGTACCTGTGTTGGCATTATTGCCGTCAGGTCTGACGTAGTAAGTCGCCATTATTCGGCATCTCCACTTGTAATCTGTTGAGCCATTACAACGGCAAATTGTCGAACAATTTGCGACTGAAATAGTTCATCTTGCGTAACCCACCAAAGATTGACGCTGGTTCCATCAGGCCCAAATGTGCCGATTAGGTTGTTTGAATCGTCGTAGATATCACCAAAGACACGCCAGTCAGTGGACGGTGCTGGTTCCTTGACAATGTCAAAGTTTACAAAGTTCATTTGCCCACCTTCAAAGCACTTGCCTCAACACCCTTGAAAGGCATCGTTAAGAACGCCAGCACACTAGACACCGCAGCAGAGACACCAGCCGCTACCGCCTTCGAGCCGTACAGTGCCATCACTTCTTCACCTTACGCTTATCAATAGCCAGCATGACTACATCACGCACCTTCTCAAGGTCAGACGTGGACAAGAAGTCTAGATTGTCGATGATTTGTTGCACTAGTAGCATCTCACCAAATGGAATCTTTACCTCAGGGACATTAGCATTTTTCTTTAATAGCTTACTAAGCCAACTCATAGCATTTCCTCCTTGGACGCTCTACTAAAAACCAAATCACTAGGTGTATTCTCACGTATCTGTTGCAATACTACATCTCGTTGAGACTGTAACTGAAAGGCTTTAGCATCCGAATCCTGACGTACAAAAAATGCGATTACCGCAGTTACCAGTGCAGGAATACCTGCACGTACTCCTTCAACAGCACATAACGTAAACATCTTCATTACATAACCAAATGTAGCAGTATCTGGTATGTGCCTTGCCTCCCACTCCATATTGAATGCGGGACCAGCACTAGCCATAAATGCACCAAGTGCAATCCATACCAGCCTACTCCAAGCTATGTTCATCGTGATGTCTTAGTCTTTTCCTCTAGGACTCTGAGTCGCTCCTTGACGTTCTGCAACTCTTTATCCAACCGTACAATCTCAACACGCATATCGTGAATACTACCCTTGAGGTCTTTATACTGGGTTTCACTTTGGGTCGTAAGGTGAGCCAACATAATCTCAAGTTTGTCCACTTTACGAACAAACGTGAATGATGCGCCTAAGAATGAAGACACACCTGTGAGCAGGGTAGACAAAACTACTGGGAGAATATCCTTAACTTCCATCGGAACCACCTGTAACTGGAGGGATTGCAAATGGAGAACCCGGCATACGCAAGAAGGTATCCAACTGAGACCATAGCCTCATACGCACTTCGTTATACCAATTTCCCCAGAAGGCACGTTGAGCAACAGATGGGTCATCCGTATTCTTTAATGCCAACTTGTAGGCAGCGTAACTAGCCCACATCTTCAACTGCAAGTCATCAGGAATAACCGTAATAGACGTTGCAGAGATATTACCTAGAACACCACATCCATAAACAGTAAACGTAGTGGATGCCGATGGTGCAGGATAAACCCTTATTCCGTAGTCACCAGAGCGATACCAATACTTTGGTGTACCTACAGCGGTAGCCTCAAAGGATGGGTCATATGCACGTAGTGATGGTTCGCTACAGTGTGTCAGATTCGTAAGACCAGACTGTACTGTTAGTGGAAACCACATACTACTAGCGTCATTCACCGTTGAATCGTCAGTAGGAACATAAGTGGAATCCAGAGACAGACTGGATAAATTGATAATAGGATTGGACTGAGTAATCGTCCCCTTAGCTGGAACGTATATACAAGTCCTACACGTTTCTTTGATAGCCTCATTCAAGTAGGCTTCGATTGTTGCACTCGTCGTGGTCGTAACAGTACCTGAGCCATTACCAACTTCACCAACAGATGAGTTAGTTGCTTCGTTCAGGAGTCGCAGTACCTCTGAGGTAAGCGTTGCAAGATTAGCCATTAGACTGTCCTTCGACCATATATAGCAGAGTTTGACTCAACCATACCCAGTCTATCCAGATACTCGCTCTTGTACAACGCAAGTACATTAGCATCCTTCATCTGCATAGCTCGTGAGTACAAAACAGAGTACACCAAACAATCGTGTGCAGATTCAGGGAGGGGACACTCTTGGTCGTCAGCAAGTGGTACAGCATTACCATTAGTGTCGTACTGCCATATCATTCCAGGTTGACAGTAACCTTCAATCATAACGCCGTTTGTGACGTTAGATTCTGGCGTAGGAAGGAACCTAAGCCTATTGGTGGCATAAAGTATACAAGCGTCAATAACAGCGTTTCCTTGCGTCCTGTAGCGGTCTACCTGACGGTCAGCAAAGTCTAATAATCGCAATCGCTTATATACGTTATCTTCTAACTTGAATACTCCCCTAATACGATACATATCAGGGGAGCAGTATTCGTCTACATCTTCTTCTAAGTCTAGGTAACGTCTGCCAAACAAACAGTCTGTTTTACGGGCTATCTGATTGGCAGATTCCAGTACTAGGTATTCCAATCCAAATGGGTCAAGGTCTTGCTTGCTACCAAAGTGGTGCAAACCTATCATCCTGACCTTTTGTTTGATTTCACCTAGTGTCATCTCGTTACCTTATATTACTTAGAGGCTGACTGAGCCGTCACGTCCGTTGACAAGAGCAGCCATTAGTACTTGAACTGTTGCTCCAGATGCAGCACCAGAAGCTGTACCAACTACTTGCAATTGCCAATACGGTTTTGAGGACAATACAGGAATGTATGCAACATACGTTCCAGCAGATGTCTGAAGTGGTACTGCAGCTGAGATATCAGCCGGAGACGAGGACAGTGCGCCAGCAGATACTGTAGATGCAGCAGAGCCAACGACCTTCCAAGTTGGAGAACCGATGTTTGTAAGTGTTCCACCCATAGTGTAGATAACTTTTGCAAACAACTCCATATTCTGACCGTTAGTACCGACAAGGTCGGATGAACCAGAAGCTGCTGTTTCTGCTTGAGCAGTAAAGTTTGCAGCATCGGCAAGAACCATATTTGGAGTTGAAAATACATCGGACGCACCACGATAAGCAACAGATGATGCTGTAATCGTAATTGTTGCACCCAACTTATCAGTTGTTGCAGTCTGGTTCATCTGAGGAGCAGATGCACCTGTAACTGCTGTAAATTTGAAGGAAGCCTTCTTATCACGTGCCATTTCTTCTTCTTCCTTTCTATTACGGAGTGACCGAACAGTTCAAGCGACCAACAGCACGAGTATGTGGAATCCACAAACCAATACCCCAGTCGAATACTACGTTATGCATAATGCCATTTTCCTTGGAAAGACCAAGGTAAGTAGGCTTAAATGGTCCACTCTGCCATCCCTGTGCATATCCAGTTCCATAACGAACTGCATAGATGGATGATGCTTTACCAGCTGTGATAGCGTTGTTATCAGCATCATTAGCAACAGTTTGCGTGTCAGAAATGATGCTCGTCGTACCGTCAGCCTTACGTCCAACAACACGTACAGTTGCGTTCTTAAACTTTTCTACTGGTCGGTCATATGAGTCACGAGTAACATCAAAACCAGCACCAATGCCCATAAGGCGAATTGCAAATTCAACCTGACGTTTACACTTTTCAGACATATACAAGACAACGCCATCTCCATCTGGAGCGTTCATATTGTCAAGCAATTGCTGAAGATATGACATAAAAGCGTTAGCCTTTGCTGCAGTAGCATTAGTAAGGTCAATTGCTGCAGATGCAGTAGGTGCATTAATGGACATCTGCTGAGGGATATCAAAATCGCTGTAGTTGTCCATACGATACGCAAGTCCAGGAAAACAATCAACATTGCCCGTAAGGGGATTGTTATTAATGAACTTGTCATTAAAGTCATAGGAGAAACCTTCAAGGAAGATTTGTACCTGTGCTTCAATTGGGTCAATGATATTCGTCGGCTGGTCAAGCAGAACGTGGTCAACAAGAATCTTGTTGCGAACCAAGTACATCTGCTCTTCGTACGACTTTGGTCGTCCCTTGACTGCTACTGGTTCAGAGTTTACACCCGTCCAGTTTGGCGAAGGGATACCGGAGTTGAGGTAACGAACACCAATCTGCTTGAGAGATGGTGATGTGTAGAGAGGAATGTCTTTAAGTGCATTCCAAGTCTTGTGGAGGGATTTTGTGATTTCCTTGACGAGTGGGTCATTGCTGATTGCTGCTTGGTCCGCAAGCGTCAAGGCACCGTTAAAGTCAATAGCCATTTACGTAGCCTTTCCTACATTGTTTTGTTTCGATTGATACCCATCATTTCTGAGAGGGATATTCTTCGTTGTTGTTGTGATACGCCACCAACCACTGGTGCTGCTGAACCTGCTTGTGATTGTGGAGTCGGAGTACGTTGACTCTGAACCACTTGCTTTGTAAGTTCTGGAACTAGTGATTGCTGAAGACTCTGAATCTGCTCATGTACAAGTCTTACTGCATCCGAAGGCTTTACGCCTACGTTTACAAGACTGTCCACCATATGATTAGCCTTCTGTGCCAGTGGATACTGCTGGATAGCCTGTTCACGTTCTCGTTGAACCATAAACTGACTGACTTCCTGCATTGCCTGTTCATAGCGGAACTTCTGTAGTTCTGCATCAAGTTGCATTTGGGCAGTAGTTGGGTCAACCAACTCTTGTTGCTCAAGTTCACGATAGCGTTGGCGAATAGAATCTTCCTGCGCTTGAACCTGTTGCTGTTGCATAGCCCTTTGAATATCAGCAGCGGATTGGAATCCTTGCTGTTCAAACTGACTAATAACATCAGCCCATTTATCAAGCCGCTCAGAAGCAGCTCTCGCCTTATCGTTTACTTCCCTGAACCTATCGTAAGGGATAGGACCCGGTTCCTTAGTATCGATGGCTGGCTCTGACAGATAGCCGAAACTATCATCAGGTGCGGATTGCTCCGCTGGGACCATAGCACTTTCGTTAACGCCTGTCGTGCTTCCAGTATCGTAGTCGGCGGTTCCACGCACTGCGTCCAAAATGGCGTTACCAACGCCGTAACCGTCTGACGCACCCGCTGATGAATCGGGTGTAGGTGTCATCATCTCGTCTGACAAATTTATCGTACTCCTTATTTCTTACATTGCCAACTATTGGGGATTCATTTGTTGTTTCAATTTTTCCTTTGAAACATCAACGATACCCTTTGCAGCATCGTTCTCCTGAGTCAGGCGTGAACGCTCCCGCATCTTGATAAGGTCAGATTCTGTCTTAGCAGCAATCTGTGCCTGTATCTTCTGTGTGTCCAGTTCAGACTGCAACTGAGCAGCTTCTGGGTCAAACTTACGAGCAGACTCAGCAGCAAGACCTTGTTGCTGTGCCATTTGCTGTTGCATCATCATTGCCTGTTGAGCCATACCTTCTTCCTGTTCATCAAGATGTTGGATAATCTTAGATGTCTCAGGAATGTTCAACATACTGACAACAAGCTTGTTTGTTGATGGGTCACCAGGGTCACCAAACAATCCCATCTGTCGCATAGTCAGTAACTTCTGTAACTTCTGGTCAGGGCTATCTTCCATACTTGAACCAGGCACATACACAATGCGGTATTGACCTCCGTTGCGAATATGCTCAAATGTAATAACACCCTGCTCGATGTTTTCGTATGGATTAGACTCTTGGTCAACATTACCAATGAATGGTGCTACACCAAACTCTTCAACAAGAGCAATCTCCCACTCTTTGATTTTGGCGGCTGATATCTCAATGTCCGCACGTACATAAGAGTGTTGCGTATTGTCCGCTCTTTGAAGCAACTGAACTGCCTCAGCAGGTGTTCCAGCAGGAGCCATACCTTGAGACACATCATGCAATCCAGCAATATCCATCATGTCCTTTTCAACATATTGAAGCATAGGGAATAGGTCACCACCAATGCCCGGCGCACGACTTACTACTGGAGGCGCAGAACCGGGGTTGTAGTAAATCTTCTTGTACGTACGAGTCTCGTCGTAGTAATCATCACCAGTATTGTTGAATGCATCAGCACCTACATTAGATAGACGCTGAACCATTACATAGTCTCGTTGTTGCTCAAACTGCTCAAGCATACGTGAGTAAACTCGATTGTATGTCTGTTGCAATGAGCAAAGGTCAAAACCTAGTGAGTGTCCGTACGGTGTACCACTACGTGGTTGCCAACGAAGAGGTATGAATGGAAACTCGTCTTTCTTCTTGTATAACCAAGGTCCAGCGTGTAGTAATACAGCGTTAGTGCTAACTATGTATCGTCCAGATGGATATTGCTGTGACGGTTTTTCCCAGTACTCATAAACAATTGCAGCACGTTTTTTGGAGTCACTCTGTGCAAGTCTAGCAGTAGATGGTGGAACCCATCCATTACCTGAACCGTTGCCACCTTCAAGGTAAGCATCAATATATGATGCGTTATTACCCATCATTGCGTCAGGGTTAACTAACTTACCTGTGTCACCATAGTTGTCTACGAACCAAGACAGTGGTTTTGCAGATGCGTGAATCAACCAACGAACGTCAGCATCACGCTTGGCTGTTGGGTCTAGAAATACGTCAAAGGCAGGAAGAATCTCTTCCTTGACATCACCAATCTGGATGTTTTCATATCCTGTAATCTCACCTGTTTCAGGAGAGAAGTACGGCATAACCTGTTCACCTTTGGCATCCCAGTAAATCTTTAGATAAGATGTTCCGCACACACAAGCCCAGCGTACACGTTCCTTTAACTGAGTCTCTCGACTGAACTTACGGTTATAGTGACCACAGATGTGGTTTGCTTCATCAGAAGCAAGTAGGTCTTTTTTGGAATGCGAAAGTGGTACAGCTCTCGCATCTGGTGCAACCTGAGTCAACTTACCTACAACACCATCAATCAATGGGCGCATCTTATTGACTGTGATGTAACGGTTAGGTTCGTCCTTATTCTGTAACTGGATTAGGTTACGTGTTTGGCTTGAGATTCGGAACCACTGCCTACCTTCAAAGAAGGCAATAGCCATAGCCCACTCAAGTTCCATCTCTTGCCTTGCTCGATAAGCAATATCAAACTGCTCTTTGACGAACTTGGTAATCTTTATCTTTTCCTCATCAGGAGCATCGGGTAATACCTTCCACTCATTTGAGTTATGGTCTAGCGTAAGATTATTGTCATTAATAGTCTCATCATTTTTTAGTTGAGCAGCACCGGGGATGCCATCAACCATACGCTTTTCAAATGCCATAACTTTAGGTTGCATATCTTCTTGCATCTTTTGCTCGGCAAAAGAAACCATCCCAGACATAACATCCATTCCAAGAGTGTTCTTATTCCTCTTGCGCTGTAGAGGTAATCGCATCAGATGTACCAATCCTTATCATCCTGCTTTTTACGTGCAGGTATATTCCTACGAATGCAGTGTAATTCATATGCGGTGTATACACACGCACAAGTAGTTATAAATGCAAGTGTACCAAAGTAAATGTTCATAGTTTTCACAGGTAATCTTTCCTACCGTACCCATCATCTGCCCATAATGGCTTCCACGTTTTCATATCTGATGTCTCTGGACACTTGACCGGATATTCACGCCACATCAATCCATAGCGGAATGAGTCAATCGCGTGGTCACTCCTCGTACCTCCATCAATCTCTTCAGGGTCTCTAGGGTCAGCCATAGTATTGCTTAGTTCCCTAATAAGGTTAGGACAAGCATCCCTGAGAATGCGTAACTTTGGCTTCACCTTGTCACCATCCACTCTACTTGCAATCAACCATTCTTTGACTCTACGCCAACCAGCCTTACGGTCTTTAACTGCACGTACACAAGGAATACCCTTCTTCCACCATATCTCTACTGGATACTCACCAATACGTTGAGAAACATTCTCAGGTGGAAATGTATTTGCCCAGTCAAATGCAACTGCTTCAAGTTTAGTGTTCCACTTACCATCCTTGAAACGTCTGTCTGCTGGTTCTGCTAATTTATGCTTCTCCATAAGGAGAAGTGCATTCTCAGCCTGTTTAGAGGACACGTGACCTGCTTCGTAAAACTCTCCGATAGCGTAGATATTCTCTTTTTCATCACTTGCATAGAGAATGAATGCCGCTGGTGAGCCTGTACCAAAGTCGTGACTTGCCCAGTATCTCCACCAGGGCTGAAGTTCTACAGCATCTACTACGTGCCAAGGTTCTCCGTCTGGACCATATTCCTTGAAGTCAGCAAAGAACTTACCTCCAACACCAACTTCATGCTGGCACTCTCGAAGGAAAGCGATAATACCAAAGTCATCAATTTCTCTTTGACAAACCTCAATAGACTTATGCTCCCAGTTAGCCTCACCACCAGTAATCTTGTACCCTGTGCGTCCGTCCTCTTTTTCAACAGGCACATACTGTAAGTTTTGAATAGCTGGAACAATAGGTGATTGGATTCTGTTCTGTAACATATCCAACTCACCACTAAGCACTCGGCTCATTACTGAGTTAGCGTGGATTCTGTTCTGAACAAATACGATTGCACAGTCAGTACTCTTCGCAGGGAGAATAGTCTGGGTGATAGTTTGAATCTTTTTTTCAACCCTATTGACTGAGTCATCCAATTCATCAATATCATCCAAGATAATCATGTCTGGGCGAAGGTTGTCTAACTTCACACCACGTGCGCCGGTATCAAGTCCAAAAGCTAGGATATTGAATCCGTTAGCTGTACGCAGTTTCTCAGCATTCCAACCCTTTGAATATCCATACTTATTAATAGCCCGTTCAATGCCACACTTTTCCATCGTGTTAGCAATGTCGGCAACGTGACGGTTAGCGGCATCCTGCGTTGAACACACATACAGAAGGAACCTGCGAGTAGCCTTAACTGCAATACGACTGGATATAAGTTCCATCGTAGTAGACTTACCACCACCACGAAACCAACACTCAATCAACGCCGGTGGAGGTGAACCAGTCTTAATGCCTTCAGCCCACTCCCACGCACGTATGTGATGCTTACCGAGTGGTGCTGACGCAGCGTGTGGGGCAAACTTTCGTAGCCACTTCGTATACTCTAACTCACTACCATCAATAGGGTGAGCCGTTGAACCAAACTCACTACCATCAATAACATCATCAAATTTCTCTTGCATAGCCTCAAGCAATGCAATACTCAAAGGCTTATTCGGTCGGATGAACTTCTTGAGTGGTTTCGGCGTTATCTTCGTATTGACCAGACTCTTCTGAGCCATCTATTACCTCTGCATCTATAATCATGTCATCAACAGAATCTGCGTAGACAGCAAGCAATTTACCAATACCAGCTTTGATACCTTGGTATTCCTCATTGTTAGAAACATTAGCCTTAATGATATTCACCAACTGCATAACTAGGCTAAACGCTTGGTCTACCTCTAGTGTATACGCCTTCTGATGAAGTAGTCGCTGTTCTGTCTCTACAATACTCGTTCTTTTTTCAATGAGTTCAATAACATCCTTTGCAGCTGCATACTCAGACATTACCTCATTGAGTGCTTTACCTAAAGCATCAAACGTATCCCAAAAATCTTCAGCGTACTTCTTCTCAACACAAGTACGATACATCTCTTGTATCTTCTTGTATTGCTCAATGCTTACACCTTCAGCTGCTGCTTCTGCCCTTGTATCAAGTAATGCAGTAATATATGCAGTGTCATCTCTAAGAGACCACAACTCTGGGTCTTCTCTTAGTTCGTCAATACGTTTTAGTAGTCGAGAACCAACATTCCTAAAACGAGATGCAGCACCAGTACGACTTGATAATCCTGTTGTAAAGTTAGCCTTATCAACCGCTACGACTTCCTTTGGGATACCGCCGTGCCTCATACACAAGTTTCCCCCTTTAATAGCGAAGTTCTTGCATAGGAACGTAGACTTGTTGATAGAGATTTCTGCGTTACATAATTTAACTAAGGTTCCATTTCTAGTCTTGTATCGCTCTCCATCTTTTTCAGTGATTGGGTCTTTACTGTTGTCACTACGACCATACGAAAGATATCTTCTTGCCTTTGGTGTCACTTGTTTTACTTGATGCCCTTATTGTTGTATACTTTTACTATGTCAGATATACCAGTAGTAAAGCATTATCGCCAAGGAAAGATTCAAGCAATAGACGTTATTACTGACTGGAGTCTTAATTTTGCACTAGGCAACGTCCTGAAATACGTTGGCAGGGCTGGCAAAAAAGAAAGTGCCACTCGGCAAGAAGACTTGCAAAAGGCACTTTGGTACTTGATATTTGAGATTACTAAATCAACATCTGTAGCTGACAATATTGTTATTGCTGCTTGTAGTATTAGTGAAACAACTAATCAGGTTGATTAAATTAACCTTCATTATTAGAAGATAGAAATCATATCAGCAACTTTCTTTGCTTCTGCTGCTTCATCCATCTTTACTTTTGGCTCTTGATTTCCTTGACGCTTCTTCATTTCAAGTGCTTTTACAGGATTAAACATAGACTGCGTTTGAAACCATTCCCTCATTGCAAGACGAACTTGTTGTTGAGATTCTGGGGCAAGTTTACGAAACTCTTCTGACCCAGATAATAGCCTCATATATTCAGAAGGGTCTTTCATTTGACCTTTCTTCACAGACTGTTGCACAAGTGAAACTCCATATGCAAGAGCTTTACCAGGTGGTGTACCTTGATTTCCTTTCAAAAACTCCAAGACATCTCCACCAGACTCAGGTGCTTTAGGTGGTCCAAATACAGACTTATCAGTATTACCCATACCATATGTCATACCTTGTTTCATATTTCTAGTTCGGACTGGAGGAGGAGGAATAGGTCTTCCTTCTTTTCTAGCCTTTGTTTGCTCTTGAGCAAGACGATATGCATCTTCTTCACTCATAACATACTTTGGCTGTGTAGACAATCTAACTGGAGGAGGAGGAATAGGTCTCCCTTCCCTTCTGGCTTTAGATTGCTCTTGAGCAAGACGATATGCTTGATCTTCAGTTAATCCTGACTGTGGCATTATTTTTTCTTGCCCTTCATAAGACTATGTTCTTTCACTTCACCTCTAACCATAGAAGCAACAGATGAAGGACGCTTGCCATATTCTTTTGTTTCAGCCTTCATTACGGCAGATGTTGATTTCATAGGTTTCTTATGCTCACCAGATTCAACACCCATCAACTTTGACATAGACATAGAACCTTTTGGATAAGGCATTCCCATTGGCATAGTTATTCTCCTTTATAAACAGCAGTTGCTTTTTTACGTTGACTCAATGAGCCTTTAATGACGATATCTCCCATTGGATTAGAATGCTCGCTTGCTTCAGCCTCTAAAGCCCTACGCATATTAGGGACAGATTTAAGGTTATGCTCTCGTTGCTCATTCTTACGAAATTCAAGTGGAGTTGGAGGACGGTCTAAGTTATGTTCTTTTTGTTCAATGCCCATCAACTTACTCCAAGATAGATGGTTGATGTGCTTATTCATTTGGTTAAGCATTTACTTAGCCTTGCCTAATACTTTCTTGAGTCTAGGGTTCTTAGCCTTAGCCGCAGGACTTGCTTTACGAGCAGCTGATGCAAGAATAGCACCTGCACTATTCATAGAGATGCCTTGTTTCTTGGCAATCTCAGCCTGTACAACTTTAAACCCACGATGTGCTTTAGTTTTCATTCTTGCCTCATTAACAGTTCCACGCTCTTAGCGATTTATTTATACGGCTATTAGGGTCAGCAGCAGTCTTTGCAGACGTACGCTTTGCCTTCATACCTTTCATCCTACTACAAAATGAATCACGCCTTGCAGCATCTTTAGGCGTTTTAGGATTAGGAGCCGGTGGTTTTAAGTTGGCACCAGTAGTCTTTTTAAAATGCGCTCGTCCAGCAGCATTTAATCCACCACTAGGATTCTGGTATTTCTTTAGTACGCCCATAATCGGATTGTAACGTATGACGCTATTAATACATAACTGATAAACTTATCATATGGCACAAAAATTAATCACATCTACTGATGACCCTTTGTACATAAACGCAATTGTTCATCTTGCTAACCTTCTTGACGAGCGTACTTTTGGAACACCTATGGGTGTATCTCCAAAATGGAAAGAGAAGTTTACTGGCAAACAGTTCTGCGAAGAGGGATGTATAAACGGACGATGTATGGGTCACACACTCATATGCAATTTAGGCGAGATAACCAAACATCCAACATATAAGTACTTTGTATTCCATCGAGAAGATTACTCAAACGGTAAACAACAAAATGTCATTTACTTCTATGAGGAAGAAGGAAAAGCTGAGACCCAGTTTAATACCTTAAAAAGGAGAGCAAGAGATGTTTGACAACCTCACAGTAAAAGAGAAGTACATCCTTCATTTAATGGCTGTAGATAAACTTACAGTTAAAGAGATTAGTGAGAAAGTACTCATCTCACCACGTACGGTACATTACCATCTGCAAAACATTTACAAAAAACGAGGCTATCCAACATCGGCTAGGTCTCAGATGAAAGTTGCTTTGGAATACGTTGAATATATTAATTCAGGTATTGCAGAGAATTAGTAATCATGTATACTATTTTTGTCTGAGTTATACCTACCTACCTACCTCGATTCAGGCTACCTTTCATGATGAAGAGCCAGCTTACTCCCAGAGCTGGCTCTTTTAATTTGCCTACTAGATACCTGTGCTACCTAGTCCACCAGTACGAATAGCATCACTTGTTACTGGGGTCAGGATATCTACATCGCACTTAGCAAATACTAACTGAGCAATGCGGTCACCTTTGTTGATTACAAACTCACGTTCTTCAATACCATTTCCAGGAACCTTTGAAATGATTACCTTTACTTCCTGCTTGTAATCTGAATCAATGATTCCTGGTGCATTCAATACAAAGACACCATACTTAGCAGCTAGACCTGACCTAGAACAAACCATAGCGTAATGCCCTTCAGGGATATCTACCGACACACCAGTGGAAACAATCACAATACTGCCGTTATAGATAGTATGCTCTGTAGTTGCGTATAGGTCAAATCCTGCTGACCCTGACGTAGCCCTAGTAGGAATGACTGCATCTTTATCTAGTAGGTTAAACATTTTTACTCTCCTTCGATTCTTCATTCATCTCTTCCATAACACTTGCAATAAAGGGAAACTGTATTTTGAACTCATCAAATATTTTGTTTGCCAAGTCCTCATGTTCGCTTTGCGTACCGTTACCACGCCGTACGTTCATATAGTGAATCCAATTGCGGATGTATGAGTTGGCATACAACTTAGTAGGCGCACACTCAGGTAGGATAGCCCTTGCCGTTTCAAAGGCTACGCCACATTCAATCAACTGGTCATATGACTCTTGAATCTTGCGAACTGCATCAGAAACAATGCTGTCAGCATAAACCTGCATATCAGTTGGCAACTCGATGGATGATTGACGATTGTACGGATGCTTACCACGCATAGATGGCGCAATGATGGGTTTATCAACCTCTGCATACCTTTGACTGAACTCCTGGACACGAATACTTGAATGCCGTATGAACTGACGGCTAACCATTCTAGTCGTCTCAATTTCAATTGTCCAGTTAGCCATCTCAAATATTGACCAATGGTTATTACGCATACAGTACTTGAGAAGACGTTTATTCTCTCGCTCTGACCTATCAAACTGTTTGCTTGACGAAACTCTTGCACAGAAACAAATATGTTCCTCAGCATCTGGAGTTTTCCATATAGTCTTAACTTCGTTCATTGATTACCTATAGAATCCTTTATGTACAAGTCTTTTGAAACCTCCGCCAATCGACAGGCTGAAGCATATGCAGCACTCAAACTGCAAAGCCGTCTATTCTGCATATTTGGTGAGTGTGATATATCAACCACCAACAAGCAGTGTAGGCACGATATTGAGTGGGTATCTGGAGAATCAAAAGGCATTTGCGAGTTTAAGCAACGCACTCATAAGTTTGGAACGTACCCCGATGTAATGATTACTAAATCCAAATGGGACTACCTAAGACGTTATAACGGTTACGCTATCTTACTTACTGAGTTCATCGATGGTGACTATGTAACTGAAGTACAGAGTATGCCTGACCTAGAACCGAGGCTCGCTGGTCCAAGATTAAAGAGGAATGAGTATGACGAAGCGTTGTCCGTCTTCATTCCTCTTACGTACTTCATTCCACTAGGACTGTGGGTTCCTAAGCAAACGGGTCTTCAATCTCATTCAAGTCAGATTGACTAGCAGTTGACTTAGGCGATTCACTTCCGCCTCCAGTCTTTCCACTGTCCAAAGGCTGAATCGTATCAGCAATAATCTCCCAAGCCTTGCGCTGTTGGTTTTCTTTATCAGTATATGAGCGAACTTGGATACGACCATCAATAGCCACAAGCCTACCCTTAGATAGGTAAGTGCAAGCAAAGTCCGCAGACTGACCCCAAGCCGTAACATCAAAGAAGTCCGTTTCCTTCTCTCTACCCTTACGGTCAACCGCAATACGCAAGTTAGCAACTGACTTACCACTACCAGTTTGGCGATGTTCAGGGTCAGCAACCAAGCGACCAATAAGAATAGCCTTATTCAGCATCAGTAACCTCTGGATTCAATATCAACTTATACGAAGGAGTTACAACCTGCATAGAACGAATAGCCAACTCTGCAAAGTCTAACATAATCTTCATTGGAACTTTTGCTTCGTAGTTGCGAATGTACATCCAAGCTTCACCAGCAGATACCGCTGACAGCATTTCGGTGCTATCTTCAGTCTTGATTGCTACATCGTAGGTTCCAGGAACCTTAGGGTTGATTACAACCTCTGCGTCAGAATCCCTTGAAAAGGAAATAATCTTCATCACTGTACTCCTCTGACAGTAACCTGTCATCAATGACAGTGTATCACATCAATTACTTGACGCTACCATCTGAGTTTCTTTTGAAACTGCGATTGGTCGCAGGTTTCACCAACCGTAGGTTGGAAGGTGCATTAGTACCACCTTTTGAAAGAGGTTTCTTATGGTCGATGTCTTTACCTTTACGGGCTACACCATTAGCATCCATAGCCCTACGAGCCTTCTGTCTTTCCATACGGGTTGGGTGTTCACCCCTAGCAACCTGTTGCTTATATTCCTTGTCGTAAGGTCTGGCTTTATTTACGTATGGCATAGTTGTTTCCTTGGATAATCATAACACAATCACTACGTGCGTCATATATATGTACATACGTAGTATGTATATATATCTTCTTGTTAATAGGGGTATAAAAAACTTGACCCTCCCCCCTCAAAAAACTTACCCCCCAATAATCGGGATTGGCAGTAAATATTCATTTATTAAGTGGATAAATCTACCTCTCCCAACAGGATAGAATTAGTTCATAGAACCCATTAAGCCTCTGAATATGCTCAAACAAATGGGTCACTTTTACTAGGAATAATGCCCTGTGAGTACTGCAAAAAAGACTAATCCAAGCCTCTGGAATAAGATAGTTAGTGACGTAAAATCATCATCTAAAGGTGGTGATTCTGGCGAATGGTCAGCCCGCAAAGCTCAGTTAGCAGTACAAAAATACAAGGCTTCAGGTGGTGGTTACGAAGGTCCAAAAAAGGCTGATAATAGCCTTGCAAAATGGACTGACCAGAAGTGGCGTACTAGTGACAATACACCTTCAGAGGGTAAAAAGCGGTATCTGCCAGATAAGGCTTGGTCAGCACTTAGTTCTGGTGAAAAGGCAGCAACTAATCGAGCCAAAGCAGAGGGCAACAAAACTGGAAAGCAGTTTGTTGCACAACCTAAATCCATAGCCAAAAAGGTATCTAAGTTCCGTTGACATGACACTTTTACTAGGTTAGAATTACCTAGAGGTAGTGATATGACATTTGGCGAGATATACAACGATATTGCATATGGGAAGATTGTAAGTCGTGTTCACTGGGGTAGTGACCAGCTAACATTACGTTGGTCAGAAGTATTCAATTGCTTTGTTGTCAAAACCCCTGAAGCAGAGACTCAAATGGAATCACTCACACTACCATCTGACTGTTTTTTTGCTGATGACTGGATTGTAGTGGAGACACCATCTTGGTAAATCCATACACATTACATCTTGGTAACTGCCTTGATACCCTCAAAACCTATCCCGATAACAGCATAGACTCTATCGTTACTGACCCACCGTACGGTATATCATTTATGTCCAAGAAGTGGGATTATGACGTACCTTCTGTTGAGATATGGCAAGAATGCCTACGTGTACTTAAGCCTGGTGGCTATCTTTTATCGTTTGCTAGTACCCGTACGCAGCATCGTATGGCGGTCAATATTGAAGATGCTGGGTTCACCATCAAAGATTGTATTGCGTGGGTTTATGGTAGTGGATTTCCTAAATCACACAACGTAAGTTGTGCTATTGACAAGTCATTTGGACATCCCAATAGGGGTAGAGCAATCCCTACAGCATCCACATATCAAGCCTCTGACGTTGATAAAGAGAACAAATTGACCAGTAATGAGGTTGCACCATATGAGCCTATTACTGATAAAGCCAAGGCTTGGCAAGGCTGGGGGACAGCCCTAAAGCCAGCTATGGAAATGATTACTATGGCTCAAAAACCTATCAAAGGTACGATTGCAAGTAACGTACTAGAGTGGGGTACAGGAGCCATTAACATAGATGGCACACGTGTTCCTATGGATGAAGATGACTTTGCTAAGTTATCTACTGGCGTAGATAAAATACGTGAGAGGGGTGGCGTAATGGATAACTCCTGGAAGAATAGTAGTGACCTATCAGGTGCTAATCCAGCCAATCCACTAGGTAGATGGGGAGCTAACTTCATACATGATGGCTCACAAGAAGTACTAGAGTTATTCCCTGATACAAAACCTAGTAGGTCTGGTGGTATCTCATTTAATAAAGACACACAACATTTAAATGGCAAAAAACCACATCCACGTACAGGGCATGATGACTTAGGTGGTTCAGCATCTAGGTTTTTTTACTGTTCTAAGGCTAACAAGAAAGACCGTAATGAAGGACTAGAAGGTTTAGAGCCTAAGCAATATTCGCATGATGGCAGAGAAGTACGTAACGAAACAGCCTATCAACGTAACGATAGCGTAGCTGCCAATCACCATCCAACGGTCAAGCCTACTGACCTTATGTGCTATCTTGTACGAATGGTAACTAGAAAAGGGTGTACGGTATTAGACCCATTTATGGGTAGTGGTACTACAGGCAAGGCAGCAATGCGTGAAGGAATGAACTTTATTGGGTGCGAGCTTGATGCAGAATACTTAGCAATCGCTGAGAAGCGTATTCAATACGAACTCGATAAACGAGTCTAACAATATTGGAGATACTCTAATCTGTATCCTCGGAATTGAAGCCCTCGATAGGTGAAAGAGTAAGCCCTACCTAGACCACCTTGACCAATATTGTATGTGCTAGTATCAACTACCAATCCAAAGTTATTCATACCAGCACACTCGTGAACTACTGACGGATTCCAACCGTCTTAGAGCGAAACTTGACCTGAATAACAGCGTACGGACTCTAAACTGCCGCCGGGATGACTCATCCTTTGCAGGGGTAGCGAGTAGTTCTTACTGCCAATTGTACCATATAGTGGTATATCTACTAGTCTAGATGTATACTGTAATCACCACCGAGAGGTGGCATTCTGAATGAAAGTCTCCAGAAAACCCACGTCAGAATATTCCATTGGCTCTTAGCCTCTGTTAACAAAGAAAAACCCCGGCTTGTCACTGGGGTTCTTCCTTTGGTATGTTGTTGTTCTTGTTGATGCTCACTTCTCAGTGGCAAGAACATAATACCCTATATCTACATATAACCCATAGCGTGACCAGCATTCATAAGCATCTCAGCCAGGTCTTCTCCATCAGCTGAGACAGAACCTAGTATCCTGCCGTACTTATCCTTCTTATGGTTCTTTACACTAACAACTATCTGTACGGTATTTACCTTACTGTTAACCCAGTTTTCAGTAAAGCCTTTAGCGGTTACTCCAGCCTCTGTACTCATCTCAGGGCAGTCAATCTTTGCTAGGCGTATCTTGATTGCTGTAAGGGCTACACCAAAACCTAAGTCGATATCAGCCTCGAGCGTATCACCATCAACTACACGCACATTCTTAAGGACGTAATGGTACAGGGTACTAATCTTGTTCATACTAATCATAATACTACTAATATCTGTACGTACAACGTACGTGTGCATACGGAACACCTATCTGACTTGCACTACCTTGATATGCACACCATACGCCAGTTATACGGAACACACTTACTACAGCACCATCTATCAATCTTCTACCTGAGTATAAATTGTATGTAACAGTAGTTGACCACCTTACAATTGGAGTAAGTGAGGTAGGAAAGAAATTTACTATTGTTACACTTTGCAAGTATGTAGTAGATGAGTTTAGATAGTTTCTACGATGGGAGAAATAAGTGAGTAGAAGAGAGTGAGATTTATCTGTAGGAGTCCCCCCATCCAATACACGCACTGGGGACGGGAGGTTGCCTTACCCGGTACCCCACATCGTGTATTCCAGCATTTCGGAGTCCTCATTTTACATCGTACAAATACCACGTTACCAGATGAGCGATTTGGTATAGAATGGAACGCGCGCGCGTGAATACCACAGGTATAGGTACGCTGTCAAGTAATTAAGCGTGTATACCAGTGTGTAATTGTCCACACTCACAACCCTTGCATATACCGTACGGGTATGCAATAATATCCCCGTAAGCAAGTTACATGAAAGGTAAACAAAGAAATGGCTAAGTTGCACAAATACACTGTCAAAATCAAAGTAGGTAAGAAAGTTACCCGTTACTCATTTCACGATTATGACCGAGCATTTTCTTATGCGTTCCGTAAATCGTTTAATTCTACGGGTCACTACATCGAATTAGTGGACAATTTCACCCCCACTGGTTCAAAAGTAAAACACACATTTCAGGATAGTTGAGAATCATTCTCAAACCAACAAAGTAAACAAAAATCAACAAAGGTAGACGGTAGTATCGGCAGGTATGCAAATGTGTACCTGCCAGTATGAAAGGTAAACAAAATGAGAGTAATTGAGAAACAAATGATGCAGGCTATTCGGCAGGGTAAATCCTGGAAATTGGATAATACGGAAGTTCGTCACATAGACGCAGACGAAAGTAGAATCACCCTTGTGTATCTACACAACAATCTAATTGCCGAAATAGGCTTGACTAGAATTACCTTGTGGAATCGTGGGTATTCTACTCAGACAACGAAATCACGTATCAATGCCATACTGTCGGGTATAGGGTCAGGTTTGCACGTATACCAGAAATCCTATGTGTGGCACATAGACGGTACGCAGTGGGTAGACGGGACAGAATATTTCATACGCTAACAGTGTGATATTTTACACTTGTCATATACCGTACGGTATGTAATACTCTTATTGAAGGTAGGAAATTATGGAAACTGTAGATGAAATTCTAGCAAGCGTTGGCAAGGTATGCAATTACCCTGCGCATTATGTAAATGGTGAATTCGACTTTGTAGGTAGACCAGATTTTGATGCTGACAGCGATTTTGCACGTTGTAGAAATTGTAATGTGTGGGGTACTTGTTACGAGGTAACAATCCACCATATACCGTCAAGTGATTACGATATATGCAATATATGCGAGTCGTGTATTTACAAATCAGAGTATGGCGATACTGAATAGATGAAAGGTTAGCAGGGTATGCGCCTATGTATACCCTGCACATTATGAAAGGTTAGCAGGTGGTAGTGATGTTGATGTCTGATTTGTTTATGGCGTTATGTATCTATGCATTCCCAGTATCTATTTGGTGCACATCGTTTTGCATTTCTGAATTGATGGTGAAAGGTAAATAGACCGATGATAAAAGAGAATTTCGCATACAAAGTAGACGCAAGTAAACCCGTCCCAACGGTAGCATTTCCAGGATGTTATCCCATCTATTACATAACGCGCGATTGTGTCTGCCTATGCCCAGATTGTGTGAATAACAACCTGAAATTATGCGCTGATACCGACAACGATAATTGGTTTGTAGAAATATCAGATGTCAATTGGGAAAATCCCGAATTATACTGTGACAATTGCGAGTGTCGTATACCATCGGCGTACGCTGATAACGAGTAGATGAAAGGTTAGAACAAATGGAAATTCAGACGTTGGAAAATGCACATCAAATGCTAGGTCATGTCATGCAGAATTTACGTAACGTGCAACAAGCAATTACTACGGTATGTGCAGACGTACCGGAATTGTCCGATAGTTTTACTGAGTGTATCGGTTTGATGTATTCACAATTGGCGGAAGTATCGGATTTCATTATTGACCCAGATGTGGAAAATGCGTGTGAAGGTAACCACGTAATAGGGTAACAGGTAGGCAGATGTAGGGTGTGCATACCGTATACCCTACCAAATGAAAGGTGGGACATTATGTGCAAGAAATCATTTGATGCAGGTAGACGTGCTAGGCGTGCAATAGAGAATTTTGTAGTATCAGTGTTCACACTTGGCGCATTCTATATAATCTATTGTGGGTTGTGGATTCTACAGGGTAGATAGAATCCAGGCGTAGGGTATACGGTAGTGTGCAATATCTCACATACACACATACCGTACAATCTGGTAGACTAGTAGTGTAGATGGATGCAGGGTATCAATACCCGATGAAAGGTAACAGGTAGGTAACTATGGAACGATATAACGGCTGGGCGAATTACGAAACGTGGAACGTAGGGCTTTGGTTTATGGATGATATGGTATCTATCGCATCCGATAATGGCGAACCAGTCGATGCAGACTGGTGCCAGGATTTCGTAGATGAATATATGAATAGCGAATACCGAGGTATCAATACCGGATTCATCGGTGATGTTATAAATGGGTTTATACGTTCCATAGACTGGCACGAAATCGCAAGTCACGTAAACGATACAGCAGAATTAACCAAAGACGAAGACGAAGACGAAGACAACGAGTAGATAGGTAGGTAACGGTAGGGTATGCAAGCGTGTACCCTACCAGATGAAAGGTATCTAACAGACTGATACC